CAAGGCGGTAGGATGCTGGGCGCGCTAGCTGACGTTTTCGTCCAGCCTCGCGTGTACCAGTGGGGCGGTGGCGCCAGGCTGTTCACCTGGCGCGACTTGTGGTTCCCGAGTGGCATGGGCACTCTAGAGACCTGCGCTGTGGTTGCCGCCACGCTTGCGCTGGGCTATGGACTGTACCGTCTCACGAAGGCCCTCGACCGCTGCAGAGAGACCCGTTTGGAGTATCTCGCGCCCGTACAAGGCAACAGCGGCCTGGCACGCATGGACACCATGACCGATGGGGCCCGCATGTGCCACATCTCGCGCGTTGACCAATTCAGTTGCCGAAGCGTCAAAGCCGAGGATCTCGACCAGCTTTCACTAGCCGTCGAGGCCACTGGGAAAGCCACGAATTCGCGTGCCGTCGCTACGTATCTTGGATGCGAACCGGGCACGACGGCTAACCAGGCGCTACTCGTGACGGGCAATATGCCACGAGCGGCCGCGAATGTCAGCTACGCCCCAGTCGCGTACACTGCGGGCGGCAACCTCTCGCTGGACACAGGCGACAAAGTTAAGAATGTCGCACTGATGGCATGCATCTTTTGTGATGTATTTTTACCGTCAGCCACGCCCGAGAACGAGGCGAGTGCTGTCAAGGGCCGTGTAATTGACCTGGTCAACACGGTGCCGCTGTCGCGGGTGCACATGGACCGCATCGAAGCCTTTGCTGAGGTTATGGTTGAATACCTACTGAAGCGCGGCTACCAATACCGGCCCATGGATTGTGACCAAGCCATTGGCGGCATGACCAATCCGAGAGCGCGTCGCGAGGGACTAGAGTGGTGCCAGAGACCTGGCAACCGTCCGACTGGCGAGCGCACGCTGTTTACCTTCGTCAAGGCCGAGGGTTACGCAGCGGCAAAACATCCCAGAATCATTACAACACTGCCGTCCGACGAGAAGTTCTACGATGCGGAAGTGTTCGCAGCCATGACCCAGAGCCTGAAGTACCTAGGGTTCTACGGATTCCTACCGCCGGCCGAGCTCAATGAGCGCGTGGCACACCTGTTCCGGGTCAGCGGCAGGATGCATGGCAGCGACTTCCATCGCTTCGACGGCACCAAGGGCGCTATTCAAACTCACTTGACTCGTGTCGTGAGCATGAAAATCGTCACACGGTGCCTCATCGTGCAGGAAGGTTGGGATGAGCGGAACCTCCATCTGCTTTACAAGCGCATCGAGGACGCCCTATCGCGCGCGAGATTTCGCAAGGCTCGAAC